CAACGCCACAGGCTTACCCACACGACGACCAAACTGAATCAGCTCATCACGAATCGTCCGAGCAATATCCTTCTCCTGAATTACAGACCCATTCACAGTCACAGACAACGACAAACCACCACCACTGCCACCAACAGTGAAAGACTGCGACCCAGACGACGACACAGTCCGCGGAGCCTTCACCAAAGTCTTTGGTGCTTTCACACGACTTGCAGACTTCTTAGACGCAGTGCCATTGACACCTTTACTGAAACTGTCCTGCCACGCTTTGCCAGCATTCTTGCCATGCTCAGCGGCTTTCTTCGTTGTTGTCTTACCGTAAGCATCAACTTGACTAGCAAGACCTTTAGCCAAATTCTGTGTTCCCGCATCAATTTTCTTTGCGTAAGTGTCAACTGTCGCAGCAGCACCACCAATAGCAGAAGTGACCATTTTGCTGAAGTTTTGAAAATGCCCACGCGCCTCAGCCAACTTATCGCCAAGACCGGGAATCCAACCAAAAGCCAATTCAGAAAGATGCAAAATCTGATCAGCGAACCCTAAATAAAATCTTGCATAAACTTCAAACCCACGAATTATGTTGGCAATACCGTGAAGAATCCCACCAAAGATTGCACCAAAAATTTTACCGATAATCGGCAACGCTGACACAATGAAATTACGGAACCGTTGCGAACGCTCAAACAACATTTTAAACCCAGCAACTAAAGCAACAACCGCAACAATAATGAACCCGATCGGATTCGCAGCAAAGGCTTTAGACAAACCTTTCGTCGCACCAGTAACAGCCCTAGTTGCAGCAGCTTGCAAATACTGTGCGAAAGTCAAACCCTCTTCACCAGCCGTTGCAGCATAAGTCGCAAACGCATACGCCTGCATAATGCCCCTATACGCCAACGTAACAGCCCCAGCAACCTTGAACGCGGCAACACTAATACCAACCCACAAAACCAAATCCTGCATCGCTGCGGCGTTCTGTTGCAAAAATCCTGCAAGACCACCAAGTAAAGAAAACACAGGCTGCAACACCGGCAACAACGCTGTACTAAAAGACGCAGCCAACTGACCAACAACTTGAATCAACGGCAAAATAGATGGCAACAACTGCTGAAACAAAGGCAACAAAGACAAACCAACAGTCTCTTGAACATTCTGCAACTGTGCCTGAAACTTCTCAAACGGTGTTGCTGTAGCAGCGGCTAAACCTTGAACCTGCGATTGCACAGATTTAAGAATCTCACCACGCGCCTGCTGAAGTTTGCCCTCTTTCACCAACGATGCAATGGATTTGTTTTGCGCATCAGTTAAAGGAATTTGCGCTTTAGCCAACGCCATTGCAGAACGTTTCGGATTATTCAACGCCTTAGCCAACACCATTGCAGCAGATGGCACATCAGTTTTCATACGCGCCGCCAAATCAACAGCAGTCGCAGTCAAACCTTCAACCGTTGCAGCAGCATCCTTACCCGGACGCACCAAGTTTCTGAAAGAAAGAAACGTATTAGCGGCAGCATTCACATTTTCTTTTGACTGCCCTGTGTTATTAGACAACGCGGTCGATAATTCTTCAATTTGTTTCGCCGTCACCTGACCAGATAAACCAACACGTTTAATAATGTTCTCGGTGAGCAACTGTTCTTTGAATGCTTTAGATCCTTCCTGAGCCAAATGCGCAAAAGCACCAGCCGCAGCAAAAACACCACCAGCAGTCAACACAGCATTTAACTTCGCCCCGGCTTTAGAAAAACCTGAAACCTCTTTCTTAGCCTGACCAAGTTTCTTCTTCAACACATCAAGCGAACGACTATCAACAGTTGTCACTACTGGAACTGTTACACCACCACGACCAGCCATGTCATCGGCTCCTATCATTGGCGGCGAACACTGCTGATTGAAGTCTAGCGTTAGCGGTGTTAATAGCCGTATTGATCTCGCGTCTAATCATCGGCGCGTTTTTATCAAAAGCCTTCCACACAAGTCGTCCACCTGGTTGCGAATTATCCAAATGCGAAATGAATGTTTTGTGCTTATCGGACTTACGCGCAAACTCATAAATAGCACCCGATGCTGACATGTTTTTCACAGCAACAACTGTGCGTGAAAAGTTTTTCTTCTGCTTCGATGGTCGAAATGAAATCTTGATACCGTTGCGAATTTCGCCAGTGATCCATGCAGGCCAACCTTGACCACCACGCACACCAGCCTGCGGCGACACTGGTGGAGTCAAACGCCAACCACGCATAGGAGTAGGAGACGGCACAGACTTACGCGCCTCAGAAATAACCGGCTGAATTGCTTTACGCATCGATGATGTAATCAGTCGACGAGCTGATGAATCGTATTTACCTAACGCTTTCATCACATCACGGTAACCAACAATGGATGCGTTGACAGTGAAAAAATCAGCCACGGCTATTCCTTCGCGCTTGGTCAGCCTCCTGCGTTTTACGCCAATGCAAATACCGTTCCATTGTTGCAATCTGACGAGGTGACTGTGCCGCAACAACCATTGGATCAAGACCGAACTCAAACGCTAAATGCGTTATCAACCAGTGGGCTGATTGTTCTCCAAAGGGCGTATCACATTGTCGTCACTGTCGTTGATTTCAACACCGGCAACTGTTTGCACCCAAGTATCGAACTCACTTGACGCACGCTTGAATCTTGTCAACGCATGCCAAGCAAGCCAATACAAGTACGTCAAACGACCTGTTTCCAACACCGCGATTGGCTTATCGAAATGTGTTTCAAAGCCAACATAGTCCGGTGCTGAACAGACAATTTTATCTGTACGGTTGTCGTCATATGTGATCACGAATGTCATTGATTGCATGACATCACCGTAGCAGACGCATCAGTCTTAGGTAGTTTTACGCTGAACAGGTGCGGTAGCCCCGGACTGTGACAACGGCCATGTGACACTGATTGTTGCCAAGTCGCCAACACTGGAACTGAACGGCGTGTATTCCAACGGTCGAACAGTCATCGTGTATGACGGATTCGAAGTGCTAACAGCACCACTGGTCGGTGTCACAACCACTGTCGCAAGCGTTGTTGCTGTCGTCAGTGTGTAAAGAAAATTATCAAGCGACAAAGTACCGTTAGCGTAATCCTGATGAATATCTAGTTTCACATCGCCATCGAGGAGACCAGCAGTACGAGACACACCAGTCTGACCAAACGATGTGGTGTCAATATCATTGTACTTCAAAGACAATTCAACCTGAGCAATGTGATCGGTGACAGCTGAACCGTTGATTGTGATTGTGTAATCTGTTGCAGCAAACTTTGCCACGATGACTCCTTAGTTGTTAGGCGTAGATAGTGATTTGGAAATCTGCGGACAAATATTCTGTGTCACCAACTATGAGAGAACCATAATTCACCATATTAGTAACACGGGCACTCTGACACGCACCACCAAGAGTCGGGTCGGCGTTAATAGCAGCCTTAATCGATGTGGCACCAGTCGGATTAATATAAGCATCAAGTGTTGTTTGTGCTGCCCTCTCAGACATACGCCCAACAATTAACAACACTGAGAATGTGTAAGTGTCTGTTCCACGACCAAACGAAGTATCATATTCAACATTCACTGGCACAATCACAGCCACTGGCGGTGCCGGATTATCGGGCACAGTTGCCGCAGTACGCAGACCACGAATCGTCGCCAACTGTGCGGCAAGTGCTGTACGCAACCCCGAAAACGTTGCAGTCGTCGCAGCCATCAAGCAACATTTCTACGAATCACATACGGTTCAACAAGTGATGCAACATCAGGGTCGACACGCGACACACGAATAGCACCCAAATCACCGAAACCAGCAACACCCAAAGGTGAATCAAAACGTTTAAACATACGACCAGCGAGAAGCATCGTTGCTTGCTTAATCGCTGACGGCAACGCAGGCCAACCCCAACGCGCAGTGACCTTCACACCAGCCAACTGACCACCCATTGAACTGATGCCACCGTAGTTACCGAAACCACCGTAACCGTTATAACCACCGTAACCGCCGTAACCACCAGTCGGAAACGATTTGTTCATTGTTGAGCGTATGCGTGTAAACGGCCAAGTGATACCAGCAGAATAATTATTCAAAGGCTCAAGCTGATAATCCGCGGTGCCCCAAGTATTCCCATAATTACCATCAAGATTATCTGATGTGACAATGACTAAACCTGTCGTCGATGCAATGTCATCAACCCAAATGTAGTTGTTGTTACCGGCGATGAAGTAACGATCAGTGGCAGCAGTACCAGCAACAACAAAATTTCGTCCACATAAACCATCAATTTGACGTGACGCGGAATCAATAGCAATTTCCAGCAATGCGTCATCAACACTGTCATTGATTCGTAATGATGCTTTCACTTCTGCGAGTGTGGCATAACCGTTGACAATTGCCATTAGGTGATTCTCCAAATCTTGACGTAACCATCATGTTCACAAACCCAACCGTGTAGATCTGCGAACTCTGCGACGAGTCTACCTTTGCCGCGACCGTTCTTATTGTCATCTACTGCAATGAATCCGCCAGCATTGATTTTCTGATACGCGGTCAAACATTCAATCAGGGCATGGAACGCTGCTGCACCATCATTATCAAAATCAACATCTTTAGAATCTAAATACAACAAGTCGATGGGTGTGTCAATGTTCGCTAACGCTTCAACACTGTCCATTGTGACTGGTGTGACTTTTTGGTAAAACTCTTGACGACAATGCACAGCGCATTGCGGATCAATATCAATACTTGTCACATTGCCGCCAGTGCGCATGGTGATGTCATGCCACAAATAAGTTGAATTTCCGTCACCTGTCACATTGTTGAGTATGCGTAAACCGCCAGTCTCCACAATCGTCACAGGACGGTTCAAAGACAGCAACCCTTCCTCCAGTATGCGAAAGGCAGGAAAACGCGCCCACAGTGCTTCCTCGTGCGTTTCAAGCCATGTCATAGCGATGCCTTCAACAACGGTCGCCAACAATCATTAAACACAGTGTCAGCGTTATATTGTTGAACAAAATCGATAGCGCGTTGACTTGTGCCCTGACCACGCTCATACGCCTGATTCAACGCATCAACAATGTCAGCAACAAGTGGTGTACCAAACCATGCGTCTTGCATCGCATCCCACTCAGGTTGCGTCTTCACAACCCAGCCATCACCCACCAACTCAGGTTGCGCAGTCCAATCAGACACAATCACTGGCACACCACACGCTTGCGCCTCAATCACAGGAATACCAAAACCCTCACCACGCGAAACCGACAACAACACATCAGCCGCAGAATAAATACCAGCCAACACCGGTGCCGCAATCTGCGAACGGTACGCATACTGGTCAACGAACTTAATCTGCTCATCATTAATATTGCAAGCCCTCGCAAGTTTCAACAAATCAATACCGCCCATCGCACCAAACTGCTCAGTATGCAAATACAACAAAGCGTCAGGTTTATCCGCGGCGAACATTGCAAACGCCAACAAGTTTTCACCAAACGCTTTCCGATTCGGTGTCACACCCTTATTGGCACTATTCATCATCACAACGAACCTATCATTGCTGATACCAAGCAACTCACGCCCAGACTTCACATTTCCGTTACCTAAATCAATCAACGGTGTCGGCTTAAAAATGTCAGGCTCAAACGCATGCGGAATATAAACCGACTCAATACCAGCACCATCAAACATTGCTTTACCAAACTTAGACATCGCAACCGCTGTCACATTATCGTTCTCAAACCATGCTGCAACCTTCGCCGGAACAGGTGCATGATCCACAGGTGTCCACGACAAAGTCGGAATATCACCAACATCATCACGTTTCAACGTCCACACATCGCACAACGTCACAATCAACGGAT